TGATACACCATATGCTGACTTTACTCTCTTTAGGGATAACCAGATAGGTGCAGAGTACATACCACAAGTGGATTATGGTAGAGACATGGCACATGCTGGGTGTGAGACTTATAACAACGTAGCGGATTATGTTGCTGGACAATTAGTATTATGATATAATCTATATTAGTAGAAAACAATCTATGGCAAAACGAACCTTCACACAAGAGAAGAAGAACCCTAAGCATACAAATGTATGGGAATGGGAAGAGACTCCAGAAGTTCTCAAAGCACTAGAAAATCTTCATAATAACACACCTAAAACTGACAATGGATAAAGTACCTCTAAATATGGAAGAACTTACGGATGCTGCGGATGAATTCTTCCCTGCATTTGATTTTGTTATGACCAGATTACCAGAGGGAACACCTGTTAAGGATATCCTTAATGTAATGGATGTCGTTGCTGACATTGGTTATAGGAATCGTGATAGTAAATCCAAAATCGTAGGTTTTATCCATTGTGATCCAGAGGATGACTACTCCTAATTTTACACACCTCCCCATGTATGATTCAAACAATGAGATAGATGAATTACTATTTCAATGTTTTGATTATCCAGATTATCAAAGAGTCAATAGAGTTTTAAATAAAGTAATTGCGGATTCTATTGATCCTTTTGGAGGATTTGTATCAGGTGGAACAAGGAAGACAGATGATTATGCTATACTAAGGTCTAGACATATATCAGAGGTGAATGATTGGTTGACATGGATAGAATCTCTTATACCAGAGGTTTTTAAAAGATTCCTTACTCAGACTAAATCATCATCACCAGATCCTACTGAGGGTGATTTTAAAATTGATATGTGTTGGGGTTTGATGTTCAACCCTAATGAGAATCTTATTAAACATTCTCATTATCCTCATGCATTAGCGTTTGCCTATTACGTTGATCAACCAGATGGTTGTTCTCCTTTAGTAATAGAAGGTCAACCAGTAGAACCTAAGAATGGTAGGTTGACAATATTCAAGGGTCACTCTTATCATGAGGTTCCCAGATCAAATGATGCTGGAAGAGTGACAATTTCAGGTAATGTACTATACTTACCACAACATCAAAAAAACAAATGAGATTCTTTTTAGACACCGCAAACATAGAAGAGATTGAGTCACGTTATGATACAGGACTTATTGATGGGGTAACAACAAACCCTACCTTAATACTTAAGTCAGGTCGTACTCAACAAGATGTAATCAAAGAGATTGCACAAAGATATCCTGCTATGGAGAGTATATCTGCTGAGGTAGTCGCTGAGACTGCTGATGAGATGATAGCACAAGCAGAGACTTACTACCCAATCTCACCTGCTGTTACTATTAAAGTTCCATGTACAGTTGAGGGACTTAAAGCATGTAAGAGATTGAGTGATAATGGTATTCCAACCAATGTAACACTTGTATTCTCTGTTGCTCAAGCATGTTTAGCAATGAAGGCAGGTGCTACATACCTCTCACCATTTGTAGGTAGACTTAATGACAATAGTTTTAGTGGTGTTGAGTTAATCAAAGCAATCTGTGGTGTTCAGAAGGAACATAAGATGGAGACTAAGATCTTAGCAGCATCTATTAGAGAAGCACATCAAGCATCACGTTGCTTATTATATGGTGCTCATGTTCTTACATTACCACCAAAGACCTTTGATAATATGTACAAGAGTGTACTAACTAGGGAAGGTCTTGATCTATTCAATCGTGATTATGCTGAGGCAAGTTTAAATGTCTAAGATTTATGAATCTCCTGATGGTGGCAAGACTGTCTATGTTAGGGACACTGACACTCCAGATAAAGAGAGAGAACTACTGTTTGATTATAAGTTGATGGATGCTGAGGTACAAGCACAGTCACCTTATAATGATGGGTGGACTCAAGAGATGTATCGTGAATATGCAATGGATCGTAGACAACAATTGCAAATGCCTCAAGTTGAAGAGGAACTTTGGCCTGCTTGGATTAAGATGAATCTAACTGAGGAAGCAATGGAAAGATATGGTAGTTGGAAAGCAATGAAGGATGATGGATGGGAGTTAACAGATGATGGGTTCTGGATAAATGACGGATCTACAAAGGTGCTAAATAAAGAATAAAGGAATAACATTATACAATGTCGGCAATTCTTACAGCGACGGGTGTCACTTTTAGTGATACTACATCATTAAATTCAAAATACGCTGTTGTTGAGCAGGGTGCTGCTATGGTTTTCTTCCAAGCAGCAGCTCCGACTGGATGGGTTAAAGAGAATTCTCATAATGATAAGGCATTACGACTTGTTAATGGTACTGGTGGTGGATTTGGATTTGGTGGTACTTCTGGGGCAGGTGGATTAACATTCACTCAGGTATTCCCAAATGCTACATCATCTTTGAATGTTCCATTTAGTGCTACTACAACTGTAACAGGTAATGTTGGTGGTACTACTCTGGCAATATCCCAGATACCAGATCATACACACAATTCATTAACTGGTGGTGCTGCTTCTGCTTCTGGTGGTGGTAGTAACTTCAGGGTTACTGGTAGTGCTCCTACTGGTAATGTTGTATCTCCAAGTGGACAGATAGGACAACCACATGATCACCCGTTCAGTGGACAAGCATCATTCTCTGCCAATGGAGCAGGACAGATTGACTTACGACTCCAGTATGTTGATGTATTAGTTTGTACATTTAGTTGACATGGCAAGATTAACTGCGAATGGGATACAATTTGATTTAGCAGATGCTAATAACTCCATTAATTCATATTATTGGATGTATCCTGCCAACACACAGAAGATGTTCTGGGAACCATCTGCACCTACTGGATGGACACAGGTAACAGACGCAAGTGTTAATAATAAGATGTTGAGAGTTGTTACTGGAACAGGTGGAGGAGTATCCTCAGGTATTTTGAATTTTACTTCAACATTATCTTCTGTGAAGGACATTGATATAACAGTTAATGAGACAAGGACTATTGTACCACCAGGCGGTACACCAAAGGTAATTGGTGACCATACTCTGACAGTAGCACAGTTACCAGAACACCAACATGTTCATACATTGGGACCTACTGGTGGTTCTGCTGCTACACCATTTAGTAATACTGGTGCTAGAGTGATTGATGGATCAACTAATACTGGTGGAGTAAATGAAGGAGCAGGTGGAGGTCCACATGACCATCCCTTTAGTGGAACAGTAAATATCACAGGAACGTATACAGCACAGGTAAACTTGGCAGTTCAATATGTCGATGTTATAATGTGTAAATTGGATTAATTTAACTAAATAACTTGACTTAGATTTAGTATGGCACAGTTAGAACCAGAAGATTTTTGTCCATTGATACAAGACAAGTGTAAAAAACTTGGTTGTTCATGGTACACACAAATTAGAGGTGCTAATCCACAAACAGGAGAAGCAGTTGATGAGTGGGGTTGTGCTGTTACATGGTTACCTATGTTATTAATAGAGAACTCTCAGCAATCTAGAGGTACTGGTGCTGCTGTTGAGTCATTTAGGAATGAGATGGTGAAGGCAAATGAAACTAACATTAATGTATTATCTGCTGCTGCACAGATGATGCAAGAAAGAAAAATCATCAATGCTACTGAGGTAGATGCAAAGGATGATGACAATGACCATACTCATAAACTTGGAGGTTCAAAATGAAGCAATTTACACTGATTGAACAGGATCGTTATATTAAACTTGATGGCACTGGTATATTCTTTACTGTAGAGAATTGGCCTTTTACTGATATTGAACATCTATGGGCAATACAATGGAAGGATAATGGTACTGAAGATGGAGATGGATGGGTAGAGTATGATAGTCCTATTCCAAATACTCCTATCACATTAAAAGAAATACATAAGTATGTTGAACATTATCGTTCCGAACTTAGTAGACAATTAGATGAGAAGAAGAGAAGAGAAGAGGAAGAAAGGAAGAAGACGGTATCTTGGGAAGAAGCAATGGCAGAACTTGAGTTGCAGATGGATACTATGCAGAAGAATCATGATGAATATGTGGTTGGATTAGAGAAGGATCATGACATGCAGATGCAGAGAGTATGGTCAACTACTGAGATGCATGAGAAGGAACATAAGCAACAAATGGAGTTCTTGATGAAGGATCATGAACTACAGATAGAACGTATTCAAAAGGTGCAACAGGAAGATCACAATACATTTTTTGAGAATCAAGATGCTGCTGAAGAGATAGCACAAGAGAGTCAGGAAATGTTTGAGACTGTCCCTGCTGATTCGCAGGTGACACTATTTGATGGAGAGGTTGATGAGTCATTGTTTGATGATTCTATTGATGATAAGTACTTCGAGAATGTTGTCACATCTCCAGAAGTTACTGGTGAGGTAGAAATAACAGAACAACCAACAGCACAAGGAGATGACTTCTTTAAGAACTTTGATCTTAGCACACTTGACGATGAATTTAATTTAGAGATGATGTTTGAGGATGAAAATGAACCACAACCAGTGGTTAAAGAGATTGAGAATCTCATTGCTGAGGATGATACAGAAGATGCGAAGGTGAGTGACAACAACTAATGTTAACAGAGGGTAAAGTTTTGACGGATTACGAATGTCAGGATGCAAGAGAGAAGAAACAATGTAGGAAAATTGCTAAAAAATTGATCAAAGTTGCAAAGAAGAATCCTTCATGGTATACTCAGGAGGATGTTCAGTATGCTAAACTGATCAAAAGAGTTAACAAGAAAAAACCAGAATGACTGTTATAGGAGTCGCCCTATTTGGACTTGCTTCATTCGCATTAGCGGGTGCAGCATTTGCTCTAATGTGGAAGAATCTATCAGACATTAACAAACCGATTAAGGTCTATGTCAACGATCAGGATATTAATCACCCGAACCCATTAAGTTCGAGTAATCATCCAGAAGTAGCAGAGATTGAGACGGATGAAGAATTACTGGTTGTAAACTTCCCTACTCCTGAGACTCGTGATGATCTCACACAATCCTTACAGGATCGTATTGAAGAACTTAACGAGGATGGATGGGAAGATGATGATGACTCAGATGATGATGGCGATGTACCTGCCATAGTGCGGAGATGATTATGGATTCTTTTACCATTGAATTAAAAATAGGTGATAAGATTGACGTTGGTAAGTTTAGAAACGTCAGAACTACTATCACAGATATAAGTCTAGATGACCACGGTCAACCAGTAGTCCATACGGATAAAGGTGAGCGTAAAGCATTGGCATTTAGAGTTAGAAAGTTAGATGTATGAATGAGAAGTTCATTGAAAATAACTATCTAATTGTTCCTAACTTTATATCGAGTGAGAGAGCAGAGTCACTGGCATGTGACTTTAAAGATTATGCTAACAATTTTGATATCAAGAATGATGCTCAAGTTGATAAATGTCTTGGTAAGTATGATTATATCTCATTCGTAGAGTTATTATGTGAGAAGAATGTGCAGGTATCTCAACTGGTTGGTGAGACTGTGCTACCAACTTATACTTACGCAAGGATATATGAGAAGGGTGCTGTATTAACACCTCATGTTGATAAAGAAGAGTGTGAGATCTCTTTAACTGTTAACCTTGAGTGTGATGTCCCTTGGTCAATATGGATACAGACACCCAAAGGTGAGAAGAGAGAGGTTGAATTAAATCCAGGTGATGCCATGATATATTTTGGTATGACTGCACCACACTGGAGAGAAGAGTTTAATGGTAACATATGTACTCAGGTGTTCATGCACTATGTAAGGAGTAGAGGTCAGTATGCTACATTCTATTTTAATAAGGAACGTAAGGTTGTGAATGATCCAATAAAACCAAAGATTGAACCAGCAAATGTTATTATTGATGATTCATTTAATGAACCAAAGAGCAAGAATAGTCTCGACGAGTATATCCGAGTGTATGATAATATACTAACCGAGGAAGAGTGTAATAAGATATTAGCAGAGTATAAGGATTGTAGTGACTGGTATCAAGCAAAGGTTGGTGATGGTGTAGAGAAGAATCATGTTAGGAATTGTGAGATAGTACATATATCAACCAATGATATAGTCAACAAGAATTATGATAGGAGGAAGGAGATAGACAACATAGTTTTTAGTAAAGCAGGTGCTGCGGCACAAAAATATATTGAAGAGTTCCCTATGTGTACTATTACTACTGATAGTGGATATGATCTCTTGAGATATCATGCAGGAGGATTCTATACCATTCATACAGATAACTATGCAAAGAGTCCAAGGACAGTAGCAATGTCATTGATGTTGACTGATGATTATACTGGTGGAGAGTTTGCATTTTTTAATCGGGAGCATATTATTAAACCATCTAAGGGTTCAGCAGTGATCTTCCCTGCCAACTTTATGTACCCCCATGAGATCATGCCAGTCCTTGATAATACTAGATATAGTATCATAACTTGGTTCACATAATATAAAGCAATCGTTAAGAGTTGACAATTGTGATATATACAGTATAATATGTGTTTAAACCAACACTTTTGTATCGTATGGCACTTTCTGAACAGGTGATCGAGTCTCTTTTAGAAGCAGAGTCTAATCTTCGTAATGCTTTAGCATTTGCTGCTCGTAATGAGCGACCTATGATTTGTAGAGAGATCTCAAAGATGATCTCATCCATTGATACAATACAGAGTGCTGATGGTATATTGGACGCATTAGAGAACCGTGAACAAGGATCGAGTGGTTCATATGGTTCATTCTTCAACCCAGACACCGAGGACTAAAACAATGATCGCCCTAGACCAAACCTATGAATCTTATCTTAAGGGAGATAAGAAGTTCCGCATTGATGGCATTGAGGAACGAGTAAGAGGATATGGATGGCATTGTGATGGTAATGAACTGAAGGGTCATTATGTTAACACAACCAACTACAAACTCATCTATGATATGGAAGGTAAGTTTGTATGTAAAGAAAAGATCTCACACTTGGTAAGTATATAATGAGTGGTGACTTACAACATTGTCTGGATGACGAACCAATCCTCTTTTATGATAAAGAGATGACAGTTACAAAACTAATTGTCTTGAAGCATAAAGGAGTTGAGTTTGATATGTATAAAAAGGTAATGAAAAAAATACATAAAGACACGACTATATAATATAGCATTTGGTAACGTGAATGGATGATGATCTACTTCGGTTGTATGAAGAAGGAATTAAGACGTTAGATGATATTAAGGTAGATTATGCTGCTAGGTTGTCAGCAAGGCAGTATCAACCAGATGAAGTTCTATTAAAGACAGGACTTCTCTGTATTAAACTGACAGAGAATTATTTTGCAGAGCAAACATATATTGCAGATAAAGAAGAAGATCCTGTTAAGAAGAAGTTTAAGAAGAGAGAATTAGATAATAATTATAACATAGGATCATTTGTTATTGATGATAACAATAGAAAATATTATAGAGTCTTGCAGTTGACTGATGATGACGACTGTAAGACTCATTGTTTTGTAGGGATGACTGATGGTGTAGTATATAAACCACGGTCACAGACAGCAGCAAATAAGAAGGTAACATGGGATCTCAATGAATGTTTAAAACTTGCTGATTGGAGAGGATTCTACCTTAATCCAGATCCGAAGAACAATATGCCACTATAACAATCTGCACACTCTGTATGTACTAGGATTGTATTTGCATGTATAATAAGGAGGTACTCAAGGGAACTGACTTATGACTTTAACACCAGTTAAATTTGATTCTCCATCTTACGACAAGTACGAAGATGTAAAGAATAAAACTATTCAAGAGAGAGTTCTTGAATGGACTAATGATTTATGTACAGCACTTGAAGAAGACTACAAAACTTATACTATGAGAGGTTGTCTTCATCAACCTAGTGTATATGGTAATACTAGACTTGAGCAAATCAAGGAAGGTACTTGGAAGGGAATGAAGTTCTCCTACACTGTTGGTAAGAAGTATATCAAAATCGTTCAAGAAGACTGGAACGATAGAGATAACTGTTATGATAGTGGTGGCGTTCATGCATTTGTTGACAAAAACACTGGTGAAGTTTATAAAGCAGCATCTTGGAGAGCACCTGCAAAGCATGTTAGATATGACTTACGCATCATTCAAGAGCGTCAAGCATGTTATAACAGAGCGGATTGGGCAGGTGGATACCTTTATATGAGATAATCATGCCTCTATTACTAATCATTCTCGGTTCATCATCAATTGGTGTTGCCCTCGCACTTTACATCCTTCGCAAATACGATCCTCATGCCTAAGAAACTCTTCAAACCACAAACATTCAACTGTCCTCTCACTGAGGGTCAAAT